GAGTTAGTGAAATTAAAAAGTGCTGAAAATGGTGTTGGGAGCAGGGTTGACTTCAATTTTTCCCACTCTCGTTCGCGTTTCTTCCTCGTAGCTTGCTCTCGATATCGAGCGCGCTTTCTGGCGAGAATTTCTTCATGATCAGGAGAGTTATATTGTTCTTTTTTCATAGATTCGCAAGCATTCCCGGGATAAAGAGCAGCAAAATGAGGACAGCGGCGAACAGGATGAAGGCGAAAGCAACTGCTAGAAAATTTTCACCGTCCTCGGTCTTTGCTTTCAAGACACGTCCGATCACTGTTAGTAACAAAACCCATGCGTAAGTGAATATTGCTAACTGGATTCCATTCATTCCTCTCATGATGATTTCTCCAAGAAAAAAGCCCCTTCGATGGGGCTTCTAGTAGTTATCTATGTGAAAAAGGCAACAACAAAATAATTATTTGTTGCAGTTGATTATTGTCTCGATCACGTTATCGAGCTCCTTTCTCGTAGCTCTGAGATAAAAATTGATTGCTCTGAGTTGATCAACGTCTGAGCAGTCGTTTGCGTAAAATCCTGTAGAACGTAATCTGGTTATCACTTCTGTGATTTGTTCCTCAACGGTGTAAATTTTTTCTTTGGCACCTTGCAGCGCTAGGATTTTTTCAAAGTCTTCTTTTTTAATCTTTATCATTGGCGTTCCCTAATAAAAAAGACCACATTTCGGAGTCCCCCTAAGCTACAAAAATTGGAACTAACAAAGTTTGTGAAAAAGCCCGAGGGACTCGGAAAGATGGTCTGAAGAAGTCCCCGTCTTTCCGGGGTGTCAGGGTTTTTGCACGTTCAACACGGATGTCCTCTCACCCTAACCGCTATGCACCTGAACGTCGGCAGCGCAGAGACTCTCTTCCATCATCTGCACCGGCACTGATACTCTCTGGGAAGAGCCGTATTCTTTATCTGAATTTACCTGCAGCCAGTTTCATAAGGCGTTCGGATTCCTCACTGAAAAAGCTATTTATTTCGTCAAGCTTCTTTTGAAGAGATTCGTCAGCAAGCTTGCAATTTTTGAGCTCATACCCAAAGTCGTTAATCAGCTCGGCAATCTGCTCCGCTTTTCCGGAACCCCTCAGAGCATCCTCAACATCCGAATAATCACGTTCTTCAATTACAAGTCTTTCCATTTTGTCTCCTTTGTTGGTCAATTCATTCAGAAACCTCTTCCGCTGCCGTTCAGTGAACAGACACAAGGGATTTAGCAGAGAAGAGGTTTGTGAATGAACTTGTTCAAAAAACGTACAAGTTGGAGTTCCGTCTATAATTTGCTTATACGGATTGGATCGGGCTGATCCGAGTGGTCAGCCCCAGACGGAATGCAGAGTGAGAACTCTGAGAAATGCGTCCCAGTGGCGGGCGCCGGAAACTGTCCTAGCGGCAGGCCGGCGCTTTTGAATTTTCAACAGTACCGACGAAGGTAGTTGTAGATTTCATCAACCTCCCACCAGCTGCGACCAAACATGCAGGCGTAATCCCAGCAGTTACCGTAGTCAAACTCATTTTTTTCAAACAGCTTGTCGCAGTAGGCTTTGGCAGCTCTTTTCTGCTCCAGTAATTCGAGCCGTTGTTTCTTCGTTAATTTCTTCGGTTTTTCCATGGTTATCTCCTGATGGGCAAATCTGTCAGCTCGGCCTGTAGGGCCTCAAATCTTGCAAAAATGACCTCTAGCTCGATGAGAGCTCGTCTTTTTGTTCGGAAACTCAGACCGAAAACGTTTGCTAATAACAAATCGTTTACCTTGTCTTGTTCTTTCATGAAGAATCCGGAAAAACGCCAGTCATTAGGCTTCGGTCTAATTAAGCTGATGATGTTTTGACCCTTGTAGTAAATCTCATAAGCTCGAGGGACAACGCGCTTAACGTTTAAAAGCATTTTTTCTCTCCTGTAAGAAACAGAAGCGCCCTCCTTTAATAACGGTTAAAACAGGAGGTCTTCTACATTTCCTGAGGGAAGGAAGGCGCTTATGTTTGCGCTCTACTGTTTCTCTTGCGAGAGCGCTTAGCTCACCCAGTTCACGAGTCTGGGACGCCCGAGTTTCTGTTCTTGGTTTTGATTTCCTCATCTGGTTAGCTTCTCGGGACCTCAACGCAGGTTTGCTGTTCTTGATACTGCGTGCATCTCAAATGCCTGTATTTGTCAGAGGTCTCTAGCTGAAAAGTGTTTCGTGGCTACCGTTTGCCTTACTCATTCACTTCACTGACTGCTGGTGTTCGATTGTCTTCCTTCGCGTGACCAGCACCGCCTGCATCGGCCGTTTCGAATTTTTGCACTAGCAGGCTCTTTTTCTACCTGCTGCGTCCGGGTTTAGTACTCCATGGCCCGGATTCTGAAATTGTCAAACTATCTATCTAATGGTCGGTATTTCTCCATTTCAAGATTTAAACATTACGTTTAAAATTTGATATATAGATATTAAAATATTTAAATAATTTATGCAAGCGTTAAAAGATTTAAATTAGAAATATACGGGAAATTACTTAGAAAAGTGTTTAAGTATTTTTGATCTGACGATTAAAGATCTTAATGTTCGACCAACAAAAAAAGCCGCTCTCGCGGCAATAAAAAACCGCCTGGGGGCGGCTTTTAAGTCATGGGTAGATTATTTCTTTAATTTTTTAACTTCGTTTAGGAATTTCTTAAAGTCTCTGCCTATCGGCTGAGTTTTATTGAAAATTTCGTATTCTTTGTGAGCTTTTTCTTCAGCTTGCTTTTTAGAAACCTGTCCATTTCCCTCCAATACAGGAAGGTCATTGAATGCCAGGAACTTATCTACAGACTGGCGCAGCTCGAGCATACTAAATTTCTTCTTGCGTTCAATCTGTCCTTCAATGTAATCAAAATAACTGTTGACGGAACGCTCTAATGACTTGAGCTCCTTTTCGTCCAAATAGTTTTTTGCAATTGTCGTATCTGATTTATTGACACGCCCCTCCGGGCTGTTAGACCACGTTTTCAAACCCATGTGAGGCTTCGTGTGGTCTGCTCTGGCATGAATAATCTCGGCGGCAGTTTGATTGTTGATGGCAAAGTGAAAACGGTTCTGAACAGTTGCAAAGAAGCGTCTTGCTTCCAATGAATGACTGTCGTAGTCGATGCTGCATTCCTTGAATATTTCAGTAATTTGAAGCCAGATCCGCTGTTCGCTTGCTCGGATGGAGCGAACTCGTTCCAATAATTCTTGAAAGTAGTCTTTTCCAAGAACAGTCTTAGCTTGCTTTAGGCGATCATCATCCAAGGCAAATCCTTTGATAATGTATTCCTTGAGAACTTTCGTTGCCCACTGACGGAAATGGGTCGCTTGAATACTGTTGACCCTATAGCCTACGGCGATAATCGCATCTAAGTTGTAATGCATTACGTTATACGATTTGCGATTTGTGGCAACTATTCGGAAATTCCGAATAGTTGAATTTTGCTCTAATTCGCCAGATTCAAATACGTTTTTAAGATGTTCATTAATTGTTGTGAGAGAGACGTTAAATAGCTCAGCCATTTGTCTTTGAGAGAGCCATAGTGTTTCATTTTCAACTACTACAGCCACAACGGGACCGTCATCAATATTTCCGTAAAGGACGATATTCTTTTCTTCCATAATTTTTTGAAAGTCGATGTTTTGTCAGCCACTTATTTTAAGACTGGTTAAAAAGGAATAAGTTTTATCGTTACCGATTTTGGTAGCGGGGTTTTATCTAATAAGTAATCCTGTTGGCAATTTATTAACTTCTTAAGAAGATATAAAAATAGGCCGCCTGTAGGCGGCTTTGAATGAGCTACTTGATTACGTTATTGTTTGTTCTCGGACTGCTGGTTAAGACCTGTATCTCCGGCTTCTATACGCTGGAATATTTCAATTATTTTTTCTTTGTAGTTATAAATGTCCTCAACTGTAGAAATTTGGAAAGGTGGTTCAACTCTCATGAAGCCATATAAGTCGATCTTTAATTTTTCTGGATTTTGGAAGTAGAACCGAACCAAGGTTTTTCTATTGTTATCGTCCAAAAGAACAGCACAGTAAGTTTTTGATGGCCTTAGGTATATTCTGGAGACGTCGCAGACATCTGCAAGGATCGCCTTAATGATATTAAGTCCAAGCTTGTCTGAGTCATTTGCTTCGGGGTTGTTATTGGCAGGCTCCGGTGCAGCTTCTGCAACTTCTTCCTGTTGTTGTTTTTCTTCTCCCTCAATGGCCTTACGTAGTCTCGCGTTAATTTTTTCCTCTGTCCACTGTCTAAATGATTCTTTTAAGAGCGGTGTTAATTTGTCTTTAACATTTTGATTAATTTGGCCATTCCAAACTTTTTTGGCAAAGAATCGTACAAAATCTTCCTCTGGTTGTTCGTACTGCTTGGATAGAATGAGCTTAAATTGTTTCGTGAATTTCAATTGCTCGGCTATTTTAATTGTCGATTCGTCGTTGTACTTATCCTTAGCCAGAAGAAGGATTTTATCTAAGTCATCGTCGTTAATGTTATCTAAACTCACCTCAAAGTAAGGAGAGTCGTCCATAACATTGTCAACCTCTAAATCGGTGAAAAAGCGATACCGGTTGCCATCCGTCAAAATGCCTACACGAGCTGTTTTTACAAACGGAAAGTACCTTTTAAGTTGGTCAAGTTGGTCCTTATCGAGAGAAGCGCCATAGGCTTTTGCTTCAATCAAAACAATCGGGTTTCCATCCTTACAAAGAGCATAGTCAACGCGCTGGTCTTTCTTTACTCCCGCTTGCGCTTGAAATTCTGGCACTACTTCTTGCGGATCAAAAATGTCATAACCCAAAAGCTGAATAAAGGGCATGATGAGTGCTGTCTTTGTAATTTCTTCATTAGTTAGGTTGTCTGCCATCTTTTTAGACTTTAAACCCAGTGCCTTAAACTTATCTATTAACTCCATGGTCATTCTCCTTCAGTTAGATATCGGTTGATTTAAACGTTTTAATGACTCTTCCTATAGTGTGAAATTCAACTTGACTGTCTGCATTGATCTCGATGTCCCTATATTTGTTGTTGTCAGAAATTAAGATCAATCTCTTTCCAAAGCTTCTTTGTACTCGTTTAATAAAGTATTGCCCGTCTAGAAAAAGAAAGTAAACTCCGTCCCGGTCGCATTCGTTTTTGCTTACATCCACAAAAACTAAATCACCGTCCTTTATCAGAGGCTCCATTGAATCTCCCGAAGCCGTGACTATCTGAACGTTTAGAGGCTGGTACTGAGGAAAATTATTTTTAAACCATTGAACGCCAACCCTTAGTCCTTCAATAACATCAGAGTCATTTTGACGATCTTCGTATGCGGACAGAGCTCCGCAGGATGCGAATAAATTGACCTTTTGAAGATAAATGGTTTGGTCGTCATCAGGTTTTTCAGGTTCGAAACTTTCTTTTTCTTCCCCGTAAATTAGCCAATCTGGACTAACGCCAAACACATTTGAAATTTTTACGGCGTCTTCGTATTTAAGTCCTTTATTTCTCGGACCGAGCCAGTAAGTAATTGTCGGAGCGGACACTTGAATCTGTCGAGCCAGTTCTGCATTAGACATTCCGTTTTTGGCAAGAAGTTCTGAGATTCTGTCTTTGTATGTCTTCATAGGAAAACTCCTTTAGGTCAGATTTTAAGTAATTTTTACATAAACGTTAAATTTTTAAACATACAAATATTTAAATGTTTCGTTTATAATTTAAAATGTTTAAATAAAATTGTTTTAATATTTAACGATATGGACGACGATTTAAAAAAACGCTTATTCAAAGAGGTCGTATCTCAATACAAGGGTTTCTTTTGGAGAGATAGGGGACAACAAAGAGCTCTGGCAAAGGAACTAGGACTTAATCCAGCCTCGATTACATATTGGAAGAAACACGGAATACCCAAAAGTTACTTGCCTTATTTCAGGTTGCGTTTCCCTGCTTTGCCAATTTGGAAAGTGTTGAAATAAAAAGGGTCAATACTATGGCTCGCTATAGAAAAATCGATGTCCGAATGTGGAATGACAGGAAGTTTCGAGAACTGTCAGACAACGCAAAGCTGGTATTCATCCTGCTGTTGACGCATCCGGACACCACGCAAATAGGAACGATTCGGACACGAGTCTCAAATCTTGCCGATGAGCTGGGATGGCAACGAGATGCCATGTCACATGCCATCCAAGAAGTCACCTTAAACGGCATGATTGATGCTGACGAGAAGGCAGGGCTCATGGTCATAAACAACTTCCTAAAGTACAACGCACCGTCATCCCCGAACGCATTCAAATCTTGGCGTGAATTGATCGATTTAATGCCCGAATGTGATCTGTTGGATAGGCACGTTGCAAGCCTGAAAGCCTTTGTGGACAGCTTGTCTACTGGCATGAGAAACGCCATCCCCAATGACCTAATGGATGCTATCAAGGATGCCATCTTACGTGTCAACGAGCAACCATCCCGCATCCAGGAACAGGAACAGGAACAGGAAATATATACACACACCGAAAAGAGCGAAAAACAGTCGGCAGTTGCAGAAAATTTCGCGGGGCGTGAGTGTGAAAAACCAGTTTCTCTAAAAACTGAAGCCATTGAGGAAGAACTTCCGCTTGAAGAGCAGGAGGCAAGTGTTTCCAAAAAGGAAATAGTTGAACCGAAGCCAAAAAAGGAAGTCAAGACACAACGCCTCCAGAAACCAGAGGAATTGACTGACGAGTTTTGGCAGGACTTTTTGGCTTATCGAAAGCAAAAGAAGGCGCCGGTAACGGAAAGAGTGGTTTCGCTTCTTCGTAAGGAAGCTAAAACCGCCGGCTGGAAATTGGAAGAGGTCATCAATGAAATGATGGTCCGCAACTGGACAGGCTTCAAGGCTGATTGGGTTAAAGATGATTGGAAAGATCCTAATGCTCATTGGGTCTCTGCTGCCGAATACAACAAAGAACTTCCTCCGGTTACGTATTCGATCGGCGCCAGAGACAAGTTCATCGAAAAACTCCATGCGGGAATGAATGCATTCGACATTAAGGACCTCCCGAACCATAAGGAGCAGAAATGATGTTTGCCGCTGCTGCCGTTGTTCGAGACGATCAGGGTAGAACGTTTTACGAGCATCCGGACGCATTTACGACTACCCAGTTGGTCTTTTTCCCTCGACTGACTGACAGTGAGCTGGCTCTCTATCAGGCTGATGCGATCTACGAAGATGAAATTGAGGTGTTGCCTAGAAGACGACCACAGGTTCCGACGATACTGTTTACGTTCTGCGACGAACCCAATCACATCAAGGCCGAATTTCTCCGAGGCAAAACTGTTCTGATCGACTTTATCGATGTCGACGATACGCCCGAACTCAGAGAAACCGTCCGTCGTTGGATGCTCGAAATTCCCAAATCCCTACCTGCCGCCGTTGTCGTCTCGGTGATGTTCAAAAACAAACAACTGATTGCATGGAAATTTGACTATGAATCCAAAAAATACAAGCGTTTCGCCTGAGCTGGATGACTACTGGGGCGATCCGACGGGCGGAGCCGAGATAGAAACATCGCTCGCCGACTACGAGAGCAGGGCGTACAAGTCTCCTGAGTTTTTTATCAACAAGGACGTTCTCGAGTTCAAAAACGATTTCCAGAACTATTTGGAAGCGAAGAAGACTCATGTGTCCAAGTTCACGCTTCCCTTTACTCAAACGAATGAAGGCTGTGTCGGGCGTCCGATAGATTTTGAATTCCGACCAGGAGAACTGACGGTATTGGCCGGTGAAAACGGTTCCGGCAAATCTCTTTTGCTGGGGCAGATTGGACTGCACCTAATTTCTTGCGGAGCCTCTCTGTACATCGCTTCTTTTGAGATGGCGCCGGTTAGAACGATTGAACGCATGCTCATGCAGACAGTTTGCAGTCAGAACAAGCGAAAAATTGAAGCGCCGGATGTTGATCTGTTTTTTCGACAATTTGCCTCAAAAATGCGGATTTGCGATCTGCAGCGAAAAGTTGCGCCCAATGAGCTGTTGCGCCTGTTGGATTCCGCCGTCCATGACTACCAATCGAACATTCTCTTTGTCGATTCTCTGATGATGTGCGTCAGGGACGACATGGACAAGAAGGAGACGGACTATGTGATGACCAAACTGGTTGAGTTTGCTCGGACCAACAATGTCCACATTGTTGTTGTGGCCCATTGCCGTAAGCGCGGGGATGCCGGCTCAAAAACTTACTCCGTCTTTGATTCTGCTTCAAAAGATTCAATCAAAGGGAGCTCCAACATCACAAACATTGCCTTCAATGTCTTTGTCTTGGCTCGTGATTTCTCCAAGGTGCAAAAGAAGGCGGAAGGAAAAGATGTCGATGACACCAAGCCTGATTTTGTTTTGAACCTGTGCAAGCAGAGAAACGGAGCTTGGGAAGGTTTCATCAAGCTTTGGAGAGACAACGCCAGTCTGAATTTCTGCACGTCGTGGACGCGTGTACCGGTTAGACCGTGGCTGGAGCTAACACAGTCAGCGCCAGCTCCTGAACCGTACTTTTAGGAGATTTTATGTCAGAGAGTGCATGGCAGTTGCTACTGATCATTTTGGCGCCGGTCGTGTTCATCAATCTGGTGCTGTTTGCATTGCTGGTGAGAGCGGCGCTTCAGATCAGTAAGGAAACCAAATTAACCGATCGGTTAAAAAGGAGTTAAAGCATGGACGTTTTTGGATATTTTTGCGTGTACGTGCTCGGATGCTGTGTGATCGGTTGCTATTTGGCAGGGAACGAAATGAACTTTGATGTCCTTAATTTCTTCGCTCTGGTAGGTCTATCCGGTGGAGTCTTAAGCCTTATCGACTTTGCATGGTTCGCCTACTCAGGATCGAACATTGATTACAGCCTGAAGATTTTGGGGATGGTTATTGCTGTCGATTTCGTTTGTGCTTTCCGAAGGAAGTCTGAATGAGCGGGTGCTGCCTCTACTGCATTCATGCTCAGGCCTTTTGGATAGGACCTGACGGGAAGAAGCATCTGCCTCCAAAACAGTCCTTTGGGGACATGAACATCTACTGTCACCATCCGGACAAAGGCGCCGGAATCGAGTGCTATCCGGTCTCGTTTGCTCGGTGCACAGTGTTTGAACAAGCGGGAGACGATCAAATTCAACGCAGGAGAGACTTCTTCTCGCAGTTTGAACGTTGGCCCTCACACGCTCAGATCATCGCTCAACGGAACTCTAATGTTCTAGAAACAGCATCAAAGAATTCAACCAAACAACACAAACTCAATCAGGAGGGATAAATGAAGAGGTTTTTACAAGCAAAAGGCAGGCTCAAGGTCGGTGAAATGAATCGGACCGAGGCCGCTTATCGAGATTACCTTGAGCAACAGAAAAATGCTGGGTTAATCCTCAAATATTGGTTCGAGCGCTTCACGTGGAAGATTGCCTCAAACCGATGCTCATACACGCCTGATTTTTTGGTCATGCGTCCGGATAAAACGTTAGAGCTTCATGAAGTTAAGGGCTCCTTGAGGATTTTTGCAGATGACGCAAAAGTGAAATGCAAAGTCTGTGCTGATGAGTGCCCGATTCCGCTTTTCATCGTCACACCGAAACCAAAGAAAGATGGAGGGGGCTGGAATGTACTGCCTTATTGATGATTTTGACATCCCAATCTTCGTGTTTTGGTGGATCAACTTTACGGTCGCGATACTTGTTTTCATGAGGGTCATGCTTTGGTTTACTGACCTTCTTAATGAAAACGACAAGTTGAGACGAACTTCAAAAATTATGGGCTTGTCAACACTTGGAATTATCTACATCTACTGCCTGTTTAGCTACGTGAGGACTCTTGGATGACAGAAACAGAACAAAAACTCATTGACGATCTCAGACCTCGTTTGGACAACTGGCGCCGGGCATATCGTGACCGTGTTGTCAAAAACGTCTCAATTGCCTACGCAGTGGAGAGGGCTCTCGCACTGACGAGAAACAAGACGGATTTTTCTGAGGATTATTTTGGTCCGGAAGATCGATCTGATGATTTTGGAATGAATGTTGACCAAAGAGACGCAGACTTGCTCAACTTGGTTTGGCAATACCTGGATGTTCCAGGAACCGAATTTTTGACGATTGGAGAAGGTGGACTAAACGTTAAGACGGCGAAAAACATTATCCTCCTTTATGTGTTTTCCAATAATTATGCTCTGCGTAGAGCTGGGCGGAAAATCTGGAAAGTGAAGGATATAAAACTAGAAGGTTGGATTAAGGAATCTTTGGTTTTCTTTGCTCTTAGGCTCAGAGCCTATGAAGCAGCAAAGGCTAAAGCAGAAAAACAATAAGGGAAAACAGTGCGAATGTCTCAGGTAAAGATGGGATATTCGCCGAATTATTTCTCAACTTGCCCTGATAAAATTTAAAAATTACATACAAACCCTAGGAGATCAAAAATGAATAAAAAATCCCTTTCTGTCCTAGTTGGACTGACTGCTCTTCTATTGGCTGGATGCAAATCTGAAATCACGATGCCAGTCACATACTCAGAAGTTTTTGGCGCTCCGGTCATTAAGAATGCCCGATTGGATATTGAAGTTCCGGCATGCAAAGAATACAAGAGCGACTTGGAAAGTTCTTCTGTCTTAGAGGCCAAGCAAAAAATTAACTACGTTTTCCCCAATGCCACTTATTTGGGGTGCAAGAGAGGAAGCGGGATAGACACTTTTGCCCAGTTTCAACTTCCATTTAAAGTGGGCGGTATTGGGCTGAAGGATTGCAATGCCAATGAGATTTGCGTCGGTTCCTCTCAAAACAATCAATTCATGAATGTTTTTATTGGAAAAGACATAAAAACCAAGATTGATGAGTTATCGCGATCAGCCACGATTTATGGTCCGAAGGATGTGAAGGTACGGTTAGTCTTTAAGAACGATACAAATCAGGCCCTCGGAATCGATTATATAAGTCTCTTCTTGAGCGACGGAAAAGAAACCATTCCAGTGCATAACGTGAAGAATGCCAAGTTTAACTCTGGGTTAGCCGCATATATGACATTGAGTGACGTAGCCTCTGCCTCTTTGCTCCAGAGGGGCGTGGTTAGTGTAACGAGATTCCCAGACAGAGAATTAAAGGACGTGCAAGTACCAGCTAAGAAATAGCATTTATTGCAATGGGTATCTCGGTGTGGTATCGTCAATAGGACAATTTCAAGCCTGTGATACTCAGGCGCCGATAGGCTTAATCTGAACGGGTTCCTTGCGGAGGAGCCCGTGTGTCCAAAGAAAAGAGGATACGATGACTAAGCCAATCGATTACATAAGAGCTCCGATTTCGGGGCTTTTTTGTTTTTCGGCCGTTCGCTCAATCTTCGATTGTCCTCCCGTACTCCAAAATCGAATTATTAAAGAACAAGCGGACGGCCAACATTCTCAGCGGTTCCATTGTTGCCCACAACATTTATCGACAAACCGCACAGCCTCTCGGTGGGCTTAAGCACCGAGCCATTTAACATCCAGCAAGCCTAGATTCCCAACGGGAAGAAGCTCACTCCGCTGGATTTCTAATTCTCCTGACGAGAATGGCGGAGAAAACCGCCTTAACAAACTATCTCCTTGGGGTTGGTTGGAGTGCGCCCAGCTGAAAATGCCGGGCGCACCTTTTTAACGCTATGAAAGAATCTGAACTCAAAATTCTCTACAGGCCGGTCAATGACCTGATTCCGTACGCAAATAATGCCCGGACGCATTCAGAGGAGCAGGTGAATCAAATCGCCAGTTCGATCAAGGAATTTGGGTTCAACAATCCTGTCTTGATTGATGAGAAGAGCGGAGTGATTGCCGGACATGGACGCTTGAAGGCGGCTAAGAAGCTCGGGCTGAAGGTAATACCGACAATTGAATTAACCGGCTTATCTGAGGCTCAGAAGAAGGCTTTCATCCTCGCAGACAATCGAATTGCTCTTAATTCTGGTTGGGACATTGACCTCTTAAGGATTGAGCTGCAGGAATTGCAGGATACGGATTTGGCGCCGGTAACAGGGTTCTCAGACGAAGAGTTGAACGCTTTGTTGTGTGAGACTGCCAAACCCGCAGAAGAAGAGGAAAAACCGGAAAAAGAGGAGCCCGAGGCAGACAGCTTTAATCTGACGCTCTCCATTCCGATCGAATACAAAAAGCAGGTTCAGGATTTCGTTAAAAGTTTCGGACTCGAGGATTTAATTCAGAAGATCATCGATATGACCAGTTAACTATAGGCAGGTTGAAGGCATGGAAGAAAAAGTTCAAAAGAAGCGGACTCGTCCACGCATTCAGATTGACCTAGAGAAGGTTGAACAACTGGCTCAGGTTTGTGACAACGAGGAAGAGATCGCTCTCGCGCTTGGAATCAGTTATCGGACTTTGAGAAATCGAAAAAAAGATTTTGCCAATTTTGCCACCGCCATAAAAAAGGGAAAGGCCAAGGCCAACGCCTTCGTTGGTGGAAAACTTATGTCCCTCATTAGGGAGGGAAATCCTGCGGCGACCATTTTTTACATGAAATCTCGCTGTGGGTGGAAAGAGACTGACAGGAAGGAGATCACTGGAAAGGACGGTGAACCGGTCAAGGTCGATAAAGTTAACCAGCTGGATCTAAGCAAATTGTCATTAGAACAGCTTGATGCGCTGGAGGGTATTGTGAATGCGGCTTCCAACGATACAGGAGATCAGACTAGCTAAGGCTCGGAAGGGCTTGTCTTACTTCACACTGCACACAAAACCTGACTACCTGCTCGGCTGGGTACATAAAGAGATTTGTGATGAGCTTGATAGGTTCCTACAGGACGTGGCGGACAAAAAGTCTCCTCGGCTAATTATCACGATGCCTCCGAGATCCGGGAAAAGTGAGCTTGTTTCTAGGCGCTTTCCAGCTTTCGCTCTTGGGAGAAATCCAGAACTTCAAATCATCGCAACATCGTATTCTTCAGACCTATCACAGCGCTTCAACAGAGATGTTCAGCGCGTAATAGACGATGAGAAATACTTTGACCTATTCCCGAATACTCGGCTCAGTAACTCGAGGGTGCGAACAGATTCCCGCGGATCGTACATAAGAACGTCGGACTTGTTTGAAATAGTTGGTCATGCCGGCGCCTATCGCTCTTGTGGTGTGGGTGGCGGCATCACTGGACAGGGTGCTGATATTCTGATTATCGATGACCCGATTAAAGACCGTGCCCAAGCTGGCTCTAAAACGATACGAGACTCCATTTGGGACTGGTACACATCGACCGCATACACTCGACTGTCTCCCGGAGGTGGAGTCATCGTAATGGCCACTCGTTGGCATACCGATGACCTGATTGGTCGACTGATCCAGAGAATGGGAGAGGGCGATACGTTCCGGATCGTAAATTATCCGGCGATCGCCGAGCATGACGAATTACACCGCAAGGCTGGTGAAGCTCTGCATCCTGAGCGTTATCCGCTCTCAACTCTGCTGCAGATCCAGAAAACGATAGGCAGTCGAGATTGGGAGGCGCTGTATCAGCAGCACCCAGTTCCTGACGGCGGTGCTTTGTTCAAGCTCGAGTGGTTTAGGAGATGGACAGCATCAAGCCTGCCTCCAGAGTTCGATCACACTTTGATGTCATGGGATATGACGTTCAAAGATTCCAAAAACTCCGACTATGTGGTAGGTCAGGTTTGGGGCAAAAAAGGACCGAATTTTTACCTGCTTGATCAAGTACGAGGCCAATGGGATTTTGTGAAGACAAAAGAGATGGTCCGAGTTCTTGCACAGAAGTGGCCGCGTGTTGTCCGGAAGCTTGTTGAAGACAAAGCAAACGGCTCGGCAGTTATTTCAGAGTTGAAGTCTACTGTTTCTGGATTCGTTCCTATAACGCCCACCGAATCAAAGGAGGCGAGGGCATCGTCCGTCACTCCTTACTTTGAGGCAGGGAATGTTTTTATTCCGGAAGACACTGAAGCGCCTTGGGTGCCTCATTATGTGAGTGAGTTGCTTGAGTTTCCTGCTGGTTCTCACGATGACCAGGTAGATAGCACAACTCAGGCATTGAACTATTTCCGCAATGGCTCAGGCGTTATTTTGACCCGAGAGCAGATGCAGCAGGCACGTTTTAGATTTTGAAAATCATGAATCAACTAGACGAAAACAAACGCCGAAAGATCAATCAAAAGATCATCGAGGCGGCAGGATTTCCCTTCGTGCCTCCTAGAACATCGTTTTCTCAGGAGGAGGCTAAAAAGCTCTTTTATCCTCCTATCACGTTGAACACCAAAGAGCCGGAGAAAGAAGAGTCTCGTTTCACAAATGATGCCGCGATTGGCTCGAGTTTCAATGCGTACTATGCATCTTTGACACAGCACGCTTTGGATTTAGGCCAGTTCCCGATGACATCGTTTGTCGGGTATGGCGTCCTTCAGAATATCGCCCAGAACGGCATGATCCGCACCTGCATTCAGACGGTTGCGGACGATATGTGCCGTGAGTGGATTCAGGTTGAGGGCGGAGAAGATGAGTCTGCTGACAACGTTAAGAAGCTCCAAGATCTGCAGGAGAACAAATATCGACTGAGAAAGCTCTTTAATGAAGCTCTGAGCATCGTGGGCTTTATGGGCGGGGCTTTCATCTTTGTTGACACGGGTGTCGAAGGAGAGGCTCTGAAGCTCCCTCTTAATTTCTCTGACAAGTCGGCAGAACTGGTTGGCGAGGATAAGTCGGTCAAATTTATCGTTATTGATCCGGTCAATGTCTCGCCTGGTTTTTACAACGCCAGCCAGCCGCTCAAAGACGATTATTTGAAGCCGAAATCTTGGTTTGTTCTTGGCCAAGAGGTGCATGCATCCCGTCTTATTCGACTGGTTGATAATGAACCTCCGTTACTTCTTCGTCCTGCATACAACTTTCTTGGCATTCCTCAAGCTCAGATCCTTTGGGATTATGTGCTGCACTGGAACAAGGCCCGAGAAACAGGCGTCAGCATTTTGGAAAAACTCAACCTCACAGTATTCAAAACCAATTTTGCTGAGGCTTTTGAGGCTGGCGGGATTGAACAGTTAGACGCGAAGATGATGCTCTTACAGCGTTATCGATCGAATGAGGCCATTTTTGCTTGTGACTCCTCCGAGGATCTGCAGAACATTACTCTGACGATTTCAGGTGTTGAAGGGATCATCCGGCAGGCATTGGAATTCATTGCGGCTATCAACCGCACACCTGCGGTCAAGCTCCTCGGAATCTCTCCGAGTGGTTTCAACGCGACCGGTCAGAGCGATATCCGGAACTATTACGACCATATCAAGTCGAAACAGGAGCTCAATCGAGACGCAATACAAACCGTCTTGAGGGCCATCCAGCTTGTCGAATTCGGTCATGTTGATCCGTCCATTTCCTTCAAGTTCAATGAACTTGGAGAAGCTGATGCCGCTGCTACAGCAATCACAGCTAAGACAAAGGTCGACATGCTGGCTGTGCTGCAGGATCGCAATGTTCTGAGTGCTGAGGAAGTTCGTGAGTTTGTCCGTCGCGATTCCGATATGGGTCTGGACTTCATTCCGGAAGAATTGCCGGAAGGGATGGAAGGCGAACTCATGACTGACGATCCCAGTCAGCAGAATGAGCTGATGAACAACTTCCTGAAACAGCGCTCGGCTGAGAACGTGGCGCCGGCGCCGAAGACTGATGAAGACAAAGCTGGAGAGATTTTCTAATGAAGACTGCTCGTGCCGTTCAACCGAATTTAGGCAGACAAGCGAAGTTCAAAAAGAAGCTTGACTCCTTTTTGAAATCCTTCAGAAATAGGATTCTCAACGAGATTCTTCTTTACCTCTCTGATGCTGGAGGGTTGACTGAGGACGCTTCCTTAACGTTCCGTCCGGACGATCCCCTTGATCGAGCAAGACTTCGGAACATCAAAGAAAAAATCAACCGCTTGGTTCTTCGTGATCCAGATCGTTTCCGTCGCAATGTTGATGACTTCATTGCCCGCAACATGGGCAACTGGATGAGAGCGGCAGATCGAGAAACACGTCAGATTGCTGAGTGGTACGTGAAAAACCTTGCCGCTGATGTCTCGACAGCTCAAAAGGCATCGCTCAAGGCGGCGGGCATTCCAGATTCCGTTTTTGCTTACGAGATGAGGCAGACGCGCAAGCACTTCTTCATCACGCCTCAGGCAATAAATGAACTACCAGGAATGGTCGCCGACACGACGAGCCTCATCAGCAACATCACAACATCCGAGCTGACAAATATTCGTTCTGCCTTTATGGATGCCTACGAAGGTCATGGCACGTATTCGCAGATTGTCGAGGCCCTTAGCCGTTCTTCTTCGTTTACGGCTCAACGAGCTCAGCGTGTGGCAATTGATCAAACTCTCAAACTGAATCAGCAGATTCAGCAGGCCAACTGCAAAGGGCTCGGGGTCACTCGCGGGATTTGGATTCACGTCCCCGGCAAGTACACAAGTCGAGAGAGCCACATCGAAATGAATGGAAAAGAGTTTGATTTGTCTAAGGGCATGTACGACAAAGAAGTCGGCAGAAATGTGATGCCAGGAGAACTTTATTTTTGCAGGTGCCAATTCAGGGCCGTTTTACCTGATTAACCAAAAGTGAAAAAGCCTCAATCCGCACCGGTCTGGAATCAAAATCCAGGAGTACGGAAGAGGCTTATTTCGACTTACCGATATTTTAGCCCGTGAAGAAGAAACGGTTTAGGAGATTTTGAATTTATGGGCTAGGAGCAGAAGAAGTGGAAACAAGTAAAGAAAGCAGAAGTGTTGCACTTGACTCTACTAGTGTCAGGACCGTAGATGACAATGGATTTCTCCATGTCGAAAAATCTCCCCTAACAAGAGTTCAAGTTGCTCCGTATTACGGGAAGGAGATCGCAGGCTGGCGAGAGCTCGGACTTGATCCGGAGAAGATCTACCACGCTTATCGACCGCCTGAGGAGCTTAGTTCTCCCGAAACGATTCAATCAATTAACGGTATCCCGATTCATCTGGAGCATCACGATGATCACGGAGCCCCCGAGAACAAACAAACTCGGGTCGGCACTACCGGAACGGACGGAGCTTTTGAGGCTCCGTTTTTAGTTAACTCTCTCCACATTTACGACAAGGACGCACGCAGCAGGATCGAGGACGGTTCAATGCGTGAGTTGAGTCTTGCGTACACGTTCGAACCTGACTTCACGCCGGGTGAGACCCCCGATGGAGAGAAATACGACTATGTGCAACGCAAGATCAGAGCGAACCATCTTGCGCTTGTTGAAACTGGGCGCGCTGGGCCTGAGGTAAGAGTTCGCGATTCTAATAAGGACTTTCTCAATATGGAAAAAGATGACGCTGTTGAGCAGGCTGAAGTGACGTTAGCAAAGGCGATTATCGATTTGCATTCCGTTGATCCCAACGGAAAAATCGTTGACGGCGCTCAAGATGATGACAAAGACGCGATGATTCAAAAAATCATCGATGGACTGAAGGCAAAAGGCCTGACGGACGAAGAAGCTGAAAAGCTTAAGACCACTCTGTCCGACCTGGCTTACTCTCAGGCTACAGGAGACGAAGATCCTAAGCCCGATGGTCAAAAAGAGGCTCAGGACGACGATCCGGAGCTCGATGAAAAGATGAAGGATCCAAATTTCAAGGCTGGTTTTGAAGCTGGCGTTCTTTACGGCGAAAAACGTGAAAAGGACGATCCTAAACGCCTCGATTCTGATCACGAACGTGAAGGCGAAGAACGCTATCTCGAAAAGGAAGCAGCAGACGCCTTGAAATCTTGTGGCCTTGACGAAGCTTCTGAAGAAGAGAAGAAAGCTTTTACTGCCGGATTGAACTACGCGCAGAAGAAAGATGGCGCACAAGATGAAGATCCGAAACCTGAAGATGGCAAGGAGGAGAAGAGCTCTGCTTCCGACTCCATAAAGGTTCTCAGAAACGCAATCTACTCTGAATTGGCCGCAATCGAAGAAGTCAAACCGGTGTTAGGTGTTATCCGTGCCGGATCCTATGACTCTGCAGGTTCCATCTATGTGGCAGCACTCAAGAAACTCGGTTTGAAAAACATCCCTGCATCCGAAGCTCGTTCTGCATATCGCGCCTATATGCAAGGTCGAAAGGCCTTAGCTGGTGCGAAAGACTCCGGCGCAAAGGTGACCGAGAAGCCGACTGCCGTCCGCGCAATTTTGAACAATGTTAAATAAATAGGAGATTTTTTGATGCTTCAAAAATCTGTAGGTCTCTATCCTGCTATCGGTATTCCGGGACAGCAGGTTGCATTCAATCAGGCCGTCTACACGCCTCAGAACTATTTGTCTGACGGTACTGTGCAGTGCGGTGGTTTTGCGTTTGCTGTGGCCGCCTCCACAACCGGAACAGCAGTGAAATTCCCCATCGCCTCTTTGACGGGCTCTGCAGGGGACAAGCCGATCGGTTTTGTTGAGCGCACGTTCACGGCCTCTATCGAGCTAGGGACAGATACTCCGGACATTTATCCGAAAGGGTCTGAGCTGACGATTGCTGTTCGAGGTGATTACTACATCGTTGCTCCCGCAGCCGCCACGGTCGGTCAGGCGGTTCTTTGTAATCCGACTACCGGCGCCATCACGTTTGGTACTGCCGGCGCTACAAATGACACCGGTTGGACAGTTCAGACGGCTGGCGCAAAGGGCGACACGATCATTATTTCCAATCACGGCCTGGGTTATCAGCCTGCCGCGACAGGATCCTAATCTGAGGTAAAAAATGAACGATTTTGAATTAGCAAAACAAAAGGGCGTGCATGGCGTGGAAGCAAAAGCATTCATGTCCTATTCCACCGATGCAAAAGGCAAGATCAACGTCGACTACGATGCAACGGTTAAGGCAATGGCTCGAGATGCCGCATTGCAGACCCCTGTTAGTGTCGGCGTTCCGTCTGTTTTCACGACGTACATTGATCCGCAGGTGGTTCCTATTCTGTTTGCCGCCCAGAACGCTACAAAGATTTTCGGCGAAGAAAGAAAGGGCGACTGGACAGATAACTTCTTCACCTTCCCGGTCGAAGAATACGCCGGCAATGTGACTCCTTACTCTGACTTCGCAGAGAACGTCTCCACAGACGTGAACGTGGAGTATCCGACTCGTGAAAACTTCTTGTTCCAGACCGTCATCAAGTATGGAGATCGTGAGGTGGGCCTTGCGGCTAAGGCTAAGTTGAATGTTGTTTCTTCTAAACAGCAGGCTTCTGCTTACGTTATGGCAATGGCTCACAACAAGTTCGCGCTTTATGGTGTCGAAGGTAAGAAGGTCTACGGTCTGTTAAATGACCCGAACCTGAACGCTTCGATTTCTCCGATCTCCATCACCACGGGATCTACCGCCAACTCTACGTGGGCGGCAAAGTGCGCAGCTCAGCCTGAGAAGACTGCCAACATTGTCTATAACGACATTAACAAGCTTTGGGCAGAAATTAGCAAGAACAACGGCGGCTTGGTTGATCAGAACTCCCGCATCGTTCTCGCTGTCAGCAACACCAGAGCTCCCTACCTGACCGAGCCGAACTCCTTCGGCCTTACGGCAATGACCATGCTCAAGCAGTCCTTCCCCAACATCGAGGTTGTTCAGCTCCCTGAGTTGACCACCACTGCAGGTGAAATGCTGTACATGACTGTTCCTGACCTGTTTGGCATTGAAACTGGTATCTGCGCATTCTCTGAGAAGTATTTCTTGGGTCGTGTGGTTCCAGAAATGTCCAGCTACAAGCAGAAGGTCGTTGGCGGAACTTGGGGCGCTGTTATTCGTCGTCCCAGCCTCGTTGCCACGATGCTTGGCATCTAACCTGAACTAACCAGCTGTGGAGGCCCGAGGGATCGGGCCTCTTTCTTAGGAGATTGAAAATAATGGCTCGTACCAACACCACAACTCAGAAAGCAACATCCGGAAAGGTTGTCGCAGACAATTTCAGCAATACTCAGAAGAAGAGCGCTGCTAAAACTCAGTCCACGGTGATCATTGCTTGTACCCTGGCACACGGTCTCAAATTCGATGATGTGCCGAACGGCAACGGCGGAACAAAAACGATCGTTTTTCCGGGCGTAAATGATTCGCTTAGAGGAAAACGTGACGGGATCCTGCTGGGCAAAGGAAACTCGGTTGCGTTCCAGATCGACAAAGAAGACTGGGAAAACATCATTCGTATGCATGGTCAAGAAGCTGTGTTCACAGGAGTGAATGGCGGTCTTCCGTGCCTGATGGAGATGAAATCAGTTCAAGAATTCAGAAGCCGCGAGGACGAACTAAAGGAAGCATCTCACGGCCTCAATCCGATCGATCCTGAATCGGTCAACGTTGAAGAAGTTAAGAACGAAGAAGGTTAACAAAATGGCTGTCGTCGTCTTTGATCCTGAAAAATTCCGAATCCTGCATCCTGCGTTTTCGGATGAAGTCAAATTCCCGGACGATACTCTCCAGTTCTACTTTGATGTGGCAGTTGAGTTTGTAGGGAATACGGACGCCGACAGCTTTGCTCCCTACGATCCGGACAACAAGGTCTATACAAGGGAGCGGCTTCTTGATCTTGCAACCTGTCATCTGCTGACACTCAGCCAGCAGCCGAACGGTCAAGTTGGCAGGATCGCTAGTGCCACCCAAGGAAGCGTGAGTACCAGCTTTGACCTTCTGAAAACGAATACTTTTGTCGGAGATTGGTGGGCTCAAACCCAGTGCGGCGCAATGTACTGGACGCTGACTGCCAAATACCGAATTGGCGGCAGAGTTTATCCGGGAAACAATTACCATCCGTGGGGATGATGATGGGCATCAACATCACATCTAACAATGCGTTCAAAAAGCTGTCAGAGAGGCTCAAGGCCGATAGCAATAAAAAACTAGAGGTCGGAATAATGATTCCGGACATTGCCAGCATTGGGATGTATTTGGAATATGGCTGGACCCAATCAGTGACGAGTAAGCAAGGACACTATCTGTCAGCCCAGCTAGGACTTCCTCCGAACAGCAAATTCACAACCCTGTACATGCCTCCGCGTCCGTTTATGCGAGCAACCTACGCTCAAAAACGAATGGATTGGCAGGAGAAATTTAGGTCCCGCTTCCTAAAAACTTTCGACATCAAACATTCCTTGGGCGTTATGGGGCAAATGGCTACCGACGATATCAAGCAAACGATTCGAGAAGCAGGTATTCCGGCAGGTTCATTTCCCAAACGATCTGAGCTCACGATGGCACTGATGCAGGCAAGAGGAGAAATGGACAAGGCTAAGAAAGCTAAAGGGAAAGGCAGTCTGCCTAACAACGTGATGACTACAAAGCCTCTAACGCTGAGTGGTGTCCTGCAAAGCTCAATAACTTGGAAGGTTTCCTAATGTCTCTCAACCTACACGCAATTGTCCGCCAGGCGATTAACGCCAACTATGCAGACGAAACCTTCAAGCTGTATCGATCGGTCGGCCAAAAGAATGTAGGAGGTATAGTCCAAGCGTATTACGCACCGCCTGAAGAAATTCAGGGGAATTTTCAAAGCGAAGGCGATAGTGCGTTGGATCATGCCAACTTAGCTGGACAGAACACCATTATCCGGCGTCTGTACCTCTACGCATCGAGCGACCAGAAGCAGCGGCCGTGGGCAATCTATAGACCCTTAGCAAGGTCGGGAGATTATGTCGAAGATTCCAAAGGAGGGCAGTGGTTGATCACTGCGGTGATCGAAGATTTTTCTGACGCAGGGTGGGAAGCGGTCCGCTGCACATTCCAAACCACGCCTCAGAAATTGAATATCGCAGAGGATGAAGATGAAAGCACAAAACCTGACCCCGAACATCCTGACAGCGATCCAGGAATTTCTTGAGATATTTGCAGTTCCGGAAGTGGCGCCAGAAAACATTTTCTACGGTAATCAGAACAATCTGGCATTGCCTTCTGAAGGAAACGATTACGTCATCTATTCCTACATCTCAAGCGTCCGACACGGGACGAGTGCCGAGGATTGGACGAAAGACCAAACCGATGACAATGTTTACCTCTCAACGACTACAGAAATCTTGGTTCAAGTCGATTGCTATGCATCGACGCTAAACGGCTCCGACGGAATGAATGCCATGCTGAGGGCTCAGGCCTTGGAGACTGTGTGCAGGTCACAAGTAGGCGTCCAGTTCTTCGTTGATAGAGGAATCAGCCTACTTCATGCGGACGATCCGAGAGACACAACCATCGTCGGAGACTCAGATAACTATGTCCGGAGATCCACGCTGATGATCCACCTCAGCATGCAGAGCCAGATCAAAGTTTCAATGGGCTTCTTTAGTGCGGTTGATGTTGATTTAAAAAACGTTGATGTGAGCTACCCGCCGTAAAACAAAACCTTTCCAAATCTTATAATGTTTTCAACGAAATGCTTAAGGATTTGGTATCCCATAGCAAGGAAAAATAATGGACAAAAAAGAAGTCGATCGGCTTATGTCTCTCACCAACGAGGAACTCTATGACAAATATGAGGAGAAATTTGGTGAGATTCCCATTCTCCATGCCTGGGGAAGTCTTTATCCGGTGAACGAAGAGGAAAAACTTCGAGTGGTGGAAGCTTACTTAAGCGGAACTCCTATAGAAGACCCTAAACCTTTGCCTAAAGGAGCCGTGTATTAACGGCCTCTAAATTGGTGTAGCTCTCAGCTAGCACCTCAGCAATTATCGTCAGCGCCTTAACGGGCGCTTTTTTATTTTGAGGAAAAATATGTCAATCAATGCTAATCGATTGGTTTCTATCACCCCTCGCATCATTGGAGCTGGGAGCGCCGATCTTGAAACAAATGGTCTGCTGCTGACCCAGAATGCTCTGATCCCTGCAGATTCTCCGGCACTGGAATTTGTGACCGCTGCCGCTGTCGGGAATTATTTTGGTGCCGAATCTCCTGAGGCCGACTTTGCTAATCAATACTTCTCAGGAGTGAGCAATCAGCAGAAGGCGATTAACCGTCTTTTTGTGGCACGCAGAATCAATGCAGATGCCGCCGCCTGGATTAAATCAGCTCCGATCACTGCCCAACTTTCTGAGCTGACAGCAATCAAGACCGGATCCCTGACGATTTCGGTCAACGGCACAGAAAAAGAAGTCGTGAACCTCGACTTCTCCACGGCTAAGTCTTTCAGTGACGTTGCAACTGAGCTGGCTTCTGCAGTTGGAGCGGTTTCCGGCGCCTTTAACTCTGATCAAAATGCCATTATCCTGACCACCACGGAGACAGGCGATACCGCTTCAATCTCCTTCGCTACAAAAGCGACAACAGGAACGGATGTTTCCGCATTACTTGGATTGACTGAGGATTCCGGCGCCGTTCTCTCTCAGGGTTCCGATGCTCTGACACCTGCTCAGAACATGAATCTTGTGACTTCTGTTTCTCGCAACTGGGTCGGATTCACAACCTTGTATGCAACAGAGGTTGCTGAGGCTTCCGCTTTAGCGGCTTGGGCAGACATTGATGATGACTATGTGTACTTTGATTGGTCTACAGACACCAAGATGCTTGATCAATCTACCCAGTCAACAACGAAAGCCGCCCAATTAGCTGAAAGGAATTACAACTGTTTGGCGATGGTTTACGGTACTGCCCAGGATGCTGCCGCATTTCTCGCAGTTGGCGCCTCAATCGATTGGTCTGCAATTCAGGGAATTAAGACGTGGTTCGCAAAATCGGCTTCCGGAATTAAGGCTTCCGTTCTCAGTGACGAAGTGGCTGAAGCCTTGGACGATCTCAAGGTCAATTACGTGGGCGCATTCGCAACACGTAACGCTGAATTTGATTTCATCAACCGTGGCTGCCTGCTCTCCGGAATCTACCAATGGATTGATGCCCTATACGGCATGATTTGGTTCAAAGCCCGAATTCAGCGGCAGATTATGGACGGGTTCGGGGCAATCAATCGCGCACCCTACAACGCTATTGGCTTTGCTTATGTTGAGGCATGGTTGCTCGATCCCATCAATGATGCCAAGCGCAATGGCGTGATTGATACAGGCCTAGCACTGTCCAACTCTCAGATTCAGCAATTGTTGACGGAAACCAATAATTCAACGATCAAACAGGATCTTTATTCCAAGGGTTACTGGTACCTCATTGAATCTCCTTCGGCAAATGTGAGAACTCAACGAGGAAGCCCGCGCCTGGGACTTTGGTACACCTATGCAGGCAGTATCCAACGAATTGAGATGCCTTTGACAGCCGTCATGTAATCAAAATTTCACAACCGCAAAGACCCGTCGTGATGGCGGGTTTTTCATTTAGGAATGAATAAAAATGCCCGTACAAAATTTTGACATCACATCAGCCAATGCGTCAGCAGTGATGACGATTGAAGAGCTTTACCCGAACGGTTTGAAACTGGAAAGATTCTCCACAGATGCGGCTATCGTTGCCGATTCCCAGCAGGTTGCCGAGACCCGAATGGGTGTTGACGGTCGTATGGCTGCCGGCGTTACACCAAATATTTATCCAGTCACAATCACGCTTGAAGCAAACTCCCCGACAGCGGCCGCATTTACAACGCTGTTTGAGGCTATGAGCTCAAATAAACAGCTTTACGTTTGCAATCTGACAATCAAGATTCCTTCAATTGGCAAGACCTACCAGTTCTCCAACGGTGTATTGCAGACAGCAAACCCGATGCCCGGACTTAATAAAGTCTTGGCTGCCACGACCTGGGTATTCCACTTCGAGTCTATGGAGCGCATCTAAATGAGAGAGCCGGTTATCTTCAAAACGACAGACGGCGATAAGCAGCTGACGTTCAAAATTTACCCGTTCCCAGCAACGAAATCAGAAGATCTCTTAATCCGGATTCTCCTTTTGACAGGAAAAAACCTCGATTTAGACGCCTCTGTTTCGTATAAAGAAATTATCAGGGCGCTGGCATCCGTCCCTCATATGGAAGCGAAGGCCCTCCTAGATGAGCTTCTGACATGTGTGTACAAGATTGATGGCAACAATGAGCGTCAATTTTCGTATGACGATGCCGATGGCTACATTAGTAACCCGATGACTTTGATCCGCCTTCGTGTGGAATCCCTGAAGGTGAACTTCAGTTTTTTTCAAAGTTTCGGGAAACTGTTCTCCCACGCAGAGCCGAGTTCCTAGCAGATTGCGCGAAGGTTCGGGGAGTTGCCCAAGTTAGCAACTTCCCGCCTTTGTTCTCCCGGCTTATATCCGGAGGAATGGCAACCCTCACGGAGTTGCAGACAACGATCACGCTTGAAGAAGCGTACCAGCTCGATGAGATCCTTCTAGTCAAAAACTACAACGCGTGGCTTGCAAATAAATCGGATTAGAAAATGGCAAAAACAACTGACAGTCTGTTAATCGACATTGGTTTAAATGCCGATGGGATCATTGAGTTTTTCGATAGTCTCTCAAAGAAGATCGATTTCTTGATCAAAAAGTCTGCGGATGCCGGAGATAATCTTGATGAACTTCTAGGCAATCCGATTGGCGATCAAACGGCTGCGGCAGTCGAATCAGTCAAAAATAATTCTGACGCTGCTACTGCTTCAATGAGGCAAGCTTCTCAAGCAGGTCAAAAGGCTGGAAAAGACATTGAGAAGGGAGCAAAACAGGGATCTCAGGCCCTGCAAAAACTCGACTCAATGGCCTCAAAGGTCTTCTCTGCGATAAAGGGATATGCCGGTCCCTTGGCGGCCATGTTCGGCGCCAAGATGATGTTCACAAACTTCATTGGTGAGGGCGATAAGTTAGACAAGCTCTCAAAAGAAGTCCGGATGAATGTCTCTGAACTGGATGCTTGGAGAAAAGCGAACGTGGCTGCGGGAGGTTCTGCAGATGCGTTCACTAATGCACTCAAATCATTCACCGATCGCACCGGCGCCAGTGCCTCTGTTTTTCTGCGCATGGGAAAACAGCTCAATGGCATGAACGATGCCCAGGCCAACTATGCCCTGAAGTATCTCGGCCTTACCCGGGAAAGTGCTGCGGTATTTCTTCAGAACAACAAGCAAATGAACGAGCTTGTTGGGAAGTACCGGCAAATGGCACTCTCTCCTAAAGACGCGGAAAACGCCAGACGGTTCAAAATCCAATGGGAAATCACAACCATGTCGATGAAGAACCTCGGCAATCAAGTTGCCAAGGTGTTTCTTCCGTACGTCGATAAGGGGATGAAAAAATTTGGAGAGTTCACGGACTTTGTTGCGCAACATAGTGAATTCATCAAAATAGCACTGGAATTGGTTGCGGGAGCCGCGGCATTAGCTTTAGGTCCGAAGTCGGCGTTAATGCTGGGTGGAAAGGCTTTAGGTTTATTAGCCAGTCCTGTTGGGTTGGTTGTTGCCGGCATTGTTGCTTTAGCCCTTGCATTAGATGACCTAATCAGTTTTGCAAAAGGCGGACCAAGCGCGTTTGAAGACCTGCTCAGATCAATGGGCACGTCTGACGATGAAATCAAGGAGCTTCGCAAAAGCTTCCAAGATGCGTGGAAAGCCATCCAAGATCTGATGGACGCTCTAAAGCCTGTCGGAGATCTTTTCCTGCAGGCTTTCGGATCTGTCATCAAGGTAGCTGTCGAGACAATCGTTCTGACGATAGGGAAGGTTGCTGAGGTTATCGCGAAGGTCATCAACTCTGTATCCGGATTAAGGGATAAGTTTGTTGGTGCCTTTGAATCTATCAAAAGCAGCATTCAGCCGATCGTTGACTGGATCTCCAGTGCCCTGTCAGACATCACAAATTTTGAAATGCCTTCGTGGGTTAATCCCATGAACTGGTTCGGAAGTGATGACAAGAAGAAGGCTGTGGTGGCACCGGCTGGGGCTACTGCCGGAAATGCCGGAGGAGTCGTCAAAGAAAAAGGCAGAACGACAAACATAAACTCTCCAATTTCCAACCAGACTGTAGTTAATTTCAACGGGAATCCGGACAAGGAACAAGTTATTCAAGGAGTTAATCAAGGTGTCTCTCAGGCCATGCAAGGGTCTACAGACATGTTGAATAACGCCGCTTCGGGGGTTGATTTCTGATGGCGTCTATAAATTCAATCATGGGATTGTCGTGGGCAGTCGTTGGAAACAACCTGCTTCCGTTTATTCCCTACGTTTCGATTGCTGCAGTTGACGCAGACCAGAGTTCTCGGATTCCGACTGAACCGATCGAAAAGGGCCAGTTGGCTGCTTACAACATTGTGCGGGAACCTGGACGGGTAAACGTCGAATTTTTGTTCAACGGAAGTTATGCCGTTCAGGTTTTGGCGCTCGCAATGTTAGACCGGAGAATGAACAGTACAGACACTTGTACGATTTTTTCTCCGGCAAAAATCTGGCGGAATATGGCTCTGGAGCACTATGACTTCTCCAGAACTCAGACTTCCAATGCCTGTATGTTGTCGATTCATGCCTCTTTCGTTGAGATCATCACGGTCAATCTGAACCAGCAGAAAATCGCATATTCGCCAAAGCGGTCAACTTCTGCAGTCAAGGTAAACACAGGGCAGGCCCAAACAAAACCAACCATGGCTCAAAGCTTGATCAAATGGGCTGGAGGCCTCGGCAAGTAGAAACCTTTTTAACCATCTGGTTGCAATGGTGGTGAAACATGATCCAAATCAATATTTCAGCTCTGCCGTGGCAAGAGTTTTCTGTCGTGTTGGACGGTCAGAATTGTGTCATCAGTCTAAGGCAGGTGGCCGAGCACATGTACTGCAATCTGACATGTGAAGAAGTCGAGATATTTAAAGGCCGCAAGGTTTGCGTGGGAACCGACATCAATACTTATCCTTCGCCTAACTTTAAAGGCAAACTCAGAATGATCGACACTCTGGGGAATTCAGATCCGCAATATGAAGGGTTAAACGACCGCTGGATCCTTGTGTACGCAAGCGAGAACGAGGTTTTAAATGGTGCTCAATGAGACAACATACACGCAGAAAGACATCGCTGTAACGGTCGCTATGGACGGACAAGAAGCGATCACTTTTAAAGACTTTGCTGTGTCTGTCTCTATTGATAAATCAGGTTGTCCGGCATATCCAAAGGCTTCAGTTGTCTTGAAAGGGTTGTCTCTGAACACAATGGAGCGGTTGACGCATCTCGGCTTTAAGTCCTTTTCTTTGAAGCGGAACAAAATCAATATTTCTGCAGGACAGAAAGGAAAGACCTTATCAGTTATTTTCAAAGGCGAGATCATCAATGCTTGGGCGGATTTCAATACAGCTCCGAGTCCGGTGTTCAAGATCGAGGCAAATTGTGGTCTTTTTCCCGCCTTAATTCCTCAGCCTCCGATTTCTGTTACAGGTAACCAAACAGTTTCTGGCTTGATTGAGCAGATTTCAAATGAGGTCGGATACGTCCTCGAAAACAATGAAGTCACGGCTTCAATCAGAGATTGCATTATCAACGGGGACCCAGTGACAAAAATGCGTCGAATTGCTGATGCAGTTGGTGCAAATCTCTTGTTTGATGATGAGAAAGTTGTTCTCATGCCGAAGAAAGGGAGCCGGAAGACACAAGGCGAATTGCCATTGATTAACTCTTCCAACGGCATGATTGGTTACCCAACATTCTCGAACAATGGGATCAACGTCTCATGTTTTTTCCGTCCGGAGTTGAGGATTGGAGCGAATTTCAAACTGGAATCTATCGTTCCTCATGCTTCCGGAACGTGGAAGATCGTCTCCCTAAAACATGAATTGAGTGCGAATGATCCGGCCGGTGGTTCTTGGAAAACTTCAATCTCCGGAATTTATCCGAGGTGGTAAATGTCAGACAAAGAACTTAGTGCGAACTATGACAACTTCGCCTCCAGCAATCCGTTGAACTCGATGGAGTTTTTTATTCGTTCGCTGATCTCTCAAGTGGTAAGTACCTCCTTGCCTGTTGTTGTGACGGCAGTGGAACGTAAAGGAGAAGAAGCCGGCGCCGGATATGTCACGGTCAAGCCACTTCTCCAGCCAAGAAATAATTCAGGAGACGGTTTGGAAGTGACTACTATTCCAAAGCTCCCGTATTTTCGTTTACAGCATGGCAAAGCCGCGATTATCTGTGATCCTAAGGTGGGAGACATCGGGTTGGCAGTTGTGGCAAAGCATGACATTTCAAACATCAACGGCAGCACAACTCCAAAGGTTCCTGCAACTTATCGAAAATTTGATCCGTCCGATTCATTCTATATCGGAGGATTTTGGGGGAAAGCTCCGGAAGTCTTTATTCACTTGGAAGATGAAGGGACTATCCAGATTAAAGCTCCGACAAAGATCACGATGGAGGCTCCGGAGTGTGAGGTCAATGCGAGCACCAGTTTCACAGTCAACTCTGCTCAGATCAATTTGAACGGACCGATTTCCGGCGGTGGTTCTGGCGGTGCTGATGCAACATTCACAGGGGATGTAAATGCGAAGGGCATCAGCCTCACCAGCCACACGCACACAGGCGTCCAAAGCGGAAATTCAAGCACCGGCGCCCCGCAGTAAACGAGGAAGTTAGATCATGCCGCATACAGCAAAAACAGCTCTTCTGAATCCTCAGTCATGGGATCTTCAGCTGACGAAAGAAGGGAACATCCTTTTAACGTCCGGAGCTTTGGCTATAGCTCAGAACTTGGCTAACGAGATTCGGTTGTGGACCAACGACGCTTATTTCCAGCAGGCCAACGGCATTGCATGGAAGGAAGCCCAGCTCGCGAAAAAGTTGGATTCTTCCATTCTTGCTCAATTGATTCATGAGGCTGGAAATAGGGTTGATGGAGTGAGGTCGGTTGATTCTGTGGACATTACCGAGTTCGATGAGGAAACGAGGACTCTGCACGGAGAAATCACGATCACAACCGAACAGGACGAAACAGTTTCTTTTGTGTTCTAAAAATTATGGCTCAAATCATTTTTAATCCACTGGTCGGCGTAGAACTTCCGAGTACGCAAGAGATTCGTTCCGATCTAGGCACAAGGATCCAGCAGGCGTTTCAAACTTCACCGACAGATGCGCTTTTGAACATCGAACCCAGTTCGCCAATGGGACAGGTTCTTGATCTGATTGTGGCCGAAATCGAGGCTAAAAACTCTGAGATTCTTTTTCTGTCGAACATGGTCAATCCGGATCTCGCAACAGGAAAATTCTTAGATGCACTGGCGGCTCTTTACGGTTTAGATCGCAAAATCTCAGAGCCTACGGTTGTCAACTGTGTGCTCACGGGCTTGAAAGGTACGGTTATTCCTTATGGCGCGATCGCTCAAGAGGCACTAGGTGCCAAGTACAGGCACTCTGCGGCGGCAGGAGCGCGAATCGGAGACACCGGAAGCGTCACAACGACCTTTACCGCTATTGAACATGGCCCGCTAGAAGTAGCAGCGGGAGCAGTGAACAGAATCGTCACAACGATTGCCGGATGGGACACTATTAACAATCCTTCCGCCGGTGTTGTTGGACGCTATGAGGAAACAGACGCAGAACTTAGAAATCGCATGGTCGAAAGTTATGCTGTCAACGCCACCGGGTATGTCGAAGCGATTGAGGCAAACCTAGCGGCTCTTGAGGGCGTTCTCGATGTCAGAGTTTTGGAGAATCCGACGAATGCGGTTATCACGCAGTTCGGCGTAAGCATCAATCCTCATTCCATCCTGGTTGCCATCGTTGGAGGAGAGGATGAGCAGATCGCTCAAACGATCTATCAGCGAAAGGACGCAGGATGCGGGACTACCGGAACCTATCAGGTTTCCTTCACAGACTCTAGGTTCTACAACGCAACTTACGTCTACAACATTGTCAGACCGCAGAACCAAGCTCTTAAGGTCAAGATCGAATTCTTTGCTACTTCAATGAATCCGACCGAGAAGAACAACGTCATCCAAGCTGTAATAAATGATGTTCTAGGACAGGGTGCGAATGACCGCGTTTCTTTGGCCTCGACTGTCTACGCTTCTCGGTTCTATGCCGCAATCCAATCCGCGACAGAAGTTCCGGTTGCATCCATTCAAGTTGCTTTAGGTTCTGGAGCTTTCGGATCCAGTGTTCAAATTCCTGCAAATGTGGAGCCCACGATTCAAGAATCGGATGTGTCTCTGGTGTTTCAAACAGGAGGCTAACGATGGCTGATTCTGCAACATGGCGGAACATTCAGAGTGTTGAAGACTTTCGTAAACTCTCAAATGTCCGATCGCTTATTTCTATTGCGCTCCAGTCGCAGTATTCGCACTCCGAGCGATACCGACAATTAGGGTTACTTTTTAATGCGGAATTAGACGCGTCCCCTCAACTGGACGCGTTTTTTAATTTCATATTAAACCCTGATACGGCTTCTGGTGTTTGGCTGGATTGGTGGGGAAAGCGCGTAGGCGTGAACCGGAACCTCGTTGTCGACGGTCAGGACACTCGGCTGGATGATGAGTTTTTCCGTTTCCTGATTTTTTATCGCGCTGTTGTAAATGTTTCGAACTCTACAGCTGAAACCATCAACTCCCTGTTGACTCGGCTGATCGGCCTTCCGGCATTCGTAAACGACTACCAGGACATGACCATCAACATCCGAATTGTGGGTGAGCCGAACTCAGTTCAAATCGCGATTCTTAAAAACTACGGACTGTTGAATAGGCCTGCGGGTGTTCTAGCCAATGTCGAAGCCGTTGTTCCAAACACATTGGTCTTTGGTTTCTACGGATCAAAACTTCTTCCCTTCAATCAGGGCGTATTCAATCCTTCAAAGGTTATTGATATATGAGCAACTATCCTAAATTTCAAATTCCCGGAGTTGTGGCCGCTAACGGGGAATACACAATTCCTCCCTTGACTCCGACTGAAGCTGGAACCGGGCGCTTGTCTGTCCAGGAGGGCTGGGGCCAGGTCAATGCTGTGCCGATCGAACAGGGCGGTATTCCGCCGCACAAAGCAGACTTCAACGGTGTCTTGTTCCTGTTGTCTCAATTTGCTGTGTGGTTCCAGCAGGGTGGAATCATGAATTACTCAGCCCTATTGGATTACGAGGTTGGCAATGAGGTCATGCAGAACGGGACAAAGTACAGGTGTCTGCAGCCCAACGGTCCTCATTCAACGGCGGTAGCTCCCGGAACGAACAGAGAAGTTTGGAAAAATATTGACATCACTGTGCCGGCCGGCGCCGTTGTGCCTTTTTACAACGTGACGCTTGGAGGAACGGAAAACAGGAATCCGATCTTTTGGGGAACTACTCAGGCTGACGCGGGCTGGGTTTTATGCGACGGAGGCTCGGACGGAAGTGGAGGAACGGTCCCAAACTTAGTAGGAAAGTTTGTTAAGGGATCCCTGCCTAAGAATGCCGGTACTACAGGAGGGGCGGCAACGATTGAAATTCCAAGTCTGTCTGTGAATGGAACCATCGGAGGAACGGCACTTACTGTCGCACAGTTACCTGCACATTCTCATGGAGCAAGTACCGGAGGTGCAGGTGATCATACTCACTCAAGAGGAAGTATGAACATAACTGGCACCTTCGGCGGATGGGATTGCCAAGGCGGTCTTGATGGCGGAGGAGCCTTTTACGTAGAAAGTTATGGCAACTGGAAGGACGCAGGAGGTTCTTTCAAAGATGATGTTCTTCGCAGAGTTGGGTTTAATGCCGCAAATGCTTGGAGTGGAACTACCTCAACGAACGGGAACCATGCTCACACTGTATCGGTAGGGAATACGGGAAGCGGACAAACTCACACGCATCCACTATCTGCAAATGTAAGCATCTCAGGTGTAACCAATGAGCCGCCTTTTTACACCCTGGCCTATTTTCTGCGATTGCCGGAGTAATTGAATATGGCAAAAACTAAATTTCAATTCCATTACACGCCCACAGGAACGGGCGTGATTAGCGGTCCAGATGTTCTGAAGCAGACAGAAGATGCAATCAACGATATTGGAGCTTATGCCGATCAAGCTTCCGACAACTCTTCGGAGGCCCTTTCGATCGCAAAGGAATCCCGTCAAACAGCTCAAACCGCCAATTCAACTTCTTCCAACGCCTTAGCTCAGGCCAATGCTGCAAACGAAAAAGTTGAGACCCTGAAACAAACGGTCGATGATTGGGACGCAGACATACAAACATCAATCGCACAGTCGAAATCCGCGATTGATGCATCCACGATTGCAGTAAATACTTCTAATACAGCCCAAGCGTCAGCTGCGGCCGCACAAACTGCGGCTCAAAGTTCTGCTGCCAGTGCCCAAACAGCGCAAAACAACGCGGCCCAAGCAGTCCAAACAGCACAGACGGCCCAACAAGCAGCAGAGACAGCTCAAGGAAATGCAGAAACTGCACAGGTGGCAGCTCAAACAGCTCAGACAGCGGCACAAACGGCAGAGTCCAAAGCTGTTGAGGCCGCTTCCAATGCGTATGCAGTTCGAGTAATTGATCAGGTTTTAACTGCTTCCGGAACTATCCAGATTGCTGATTTAAAACCTCAAGGGAATATAAAAGCTGGAGACACGGTTGTCGGTACAGATGGTCGAATGTTCCGGATAAGTTCCGTAAACACAACTGCAGGTACGGCTCTTTTATCGGCAGACTACACAGACCTAACTCCTTCTGTGTCTTACGAGGCTCCCCAAACCCTATCAGCCACTCAACAAAATACGGCGAGAAGCAATATAGGTTTCAGCGCTGGAGTCGACAGTTGGGCTGACGATAGTTTCAACGACCGGACCGATGATTACTTATGTCCGATTCTTGAAGAATTGATCCTCGAGAACGGAGGAACTCAACAAGAAATCGACAACATTAAGAATGCCCAGACAGGACAAGACCCAGGAACAGAAAATCCTTAATTAAGGGAAAAGTATGAAGACACTTGAAGAAGTTAAGCAAGAAATGCTCTCAAGGGCAATGAATCGACCTTTGTCTAAATATTCACTAAAAGACTCTGATGGGAGGATTGCAGTTTCGTCCAATTCTCCCGGACAACATGCATTCATCGATGCTAAGGATGAAGCTTTTGCTCAAAGCAATTACACCTTGTCAGAAAGATTTAAACGAGAAGACGGAACCATTATCAAATATTGGAAATTAGAACCCAGTCCTAAGGGATATTTCCAGAGTGCCGATGGGGACTATTATCTTTCAACTGAGCTTCCGGAACTGGATGATGACTTCGTGAAACAGCAGTATGAGCAGGAGGTCAGAGGAGAGCGCAATGCTCGAATCTCAGACACTGATCGATACGTTCAGCTCCCGGATATAACAGTTCAATCTGCCGCAAGAACTAAGCGATCTCAATTGACAGAAGAAGACAGAAAAGCATTGTTAGATTACCGGCAAGAGCTCAAGGATCTTCCAGAGAAACAAGGATTCCCATTTGTCGATTACCCGGAATTTCCCACAGCTTTGGCTTATGAATTAGAGCAGGCAGTCAGCGATCGTAGTTCCATCAAACAGAGAGGTTTCTTTCATGCTTAAAGAATTGGCAAGTTTGTTATGTAGTTTGTTTGTGCCCCGCAGAGCTGTAAGTCTTAGCAGGGGGGGGTAAAATAATCTATGGAGAAAATCTTTCTACTGTTGGTCTAACTGATTTTTCTGAATCCGTAACAGCAACCTCTCTGCCTTACGTTGTTCCATTTGATGGGTATGCAGTAATTTCGTGGCAGGCAGTTTGGTCAGGTTCTCCCACCTTTGCTTGGTTCCCAATCCTATTTAATAAG